CAAGCGAGTTAATCATGGCTGAAAAATGGATTCAACACGCAATTAAAAAAGCTGGTGCTTTGCGTGAAGCTCTTGGTGTTAAAGAAGGCCACAACATCCCAGCTAAGAAGCTGGCAGCAGCGGCCAAAAAACCTGGCAAGTTGGGTCAACGTGCTAGACTTGCTGAGACGATGAAACACTTCAAACACTGATCATGGCATATACCACAGGCACTTCAGTCTTTAATCTAAAGATTACTGACTTAGTTGAGGAAGCATTTGAGCGATGCGGCCTTGAACTGAGAAGTGGCTATGACCTGCGTACAGCTACTCGCAGTATCAACATTTTGACTGTTGAGTGGGCCAACCGTGGTATTAACCTGTGGACTGTTGAAGAAGGCCAGATCCCTTTGAATACGGGGCAGATCACTTATGCGTTGCCTATTGATACGATTGATTTGTTAAGTCAGGTTATACGTCAGGGCACGTTGCAAAACCAGATCGACATTAACATCAGCCGTATTTCTGAAGATACGTATTCAACCATTCCTAACAAGCTGGCTGTTGGTCGTCCTATTCAGGTTTGGATCAACCGCCAGTCTGGGAATGTAAATCCAACCCAATACTCGTTGTATGGGAATGGGACGACAACTGGCCTAAGCGCAACGGATACAACAATTCAACTGAGTCCAACGACTAACTTGGCTGATATGGCCGCAACTGGCTACATCAAGTTGGACAATGAAATTATTTACTACCCCAACATTAGCACGTCTTCTCCTTATCAGTTGATCAACTGCTATCGTGGGCAGGCTGGCACTACGGCTGCAGCGCATACAACTGGTACACCAGTGTTTGTTCCTAATCTTCCCAACATCAATGTGTGGCCTACACCTAATTCTGGTGGTAACTACACTTTTGTTTACTGGCGCTTACGCCGGATTCAAGATGCTGGAACGGGTGCGAACATTAATGACATTCCTTTCCGCTTTATTCCTGCGATGACAGCTGGTCTGGCTTATTACTTAGGCATGAAGAACCCAGCGGTAGATCCAAATCGTCTGATGGCTTTAAAGGCAGACTATGATTTGCAATGGGATCTAGCGTCTCAAGAGGACAGGGAAAAGGCTCCGATTAGGTTTGTGCCACGGAATATGTTCTACATGAGGTAGTCATATGCCAAATAAGTTTTCGTCAGGCAAACATGCAATTGCCGAGTGTGACCGATGTGGTCAACGGTACAAGTTAAGCCAGTTACGCAAAGAAATTATTAAGACGAAGCTGTTTAACATCAAGGTATGCCCAGAGTGCTGGGACCCTGACCAACCTCAGTTGTCTTTGGGCTTGTATCCTGTGAATGATCCGCAGGCGGTAAGGGAACCAAGGCCAGATGTTAGTTATAACGCAGGTGGAACGACTGGATTATTTACCAATCCATATGATTCCACGGTGACGAATGTTGATAATGCAGGCTATCCAACAGACGGTAGTCGTCAAACGCAATGGGGCTGGAATCCAGTAGGTGGAGCGCAGAGTTTTGCCTCTGCATTTTCACCTAATGACTTGAATTTAGCCATTAAAATAGGTACAGTAACTGTTACAACCACTTAGGAGTGTTTATGAACAAGAAACAAGTCGTCAAAATTGCTGACAAAGAAGCAATGAAGGAAGTTCATAAACATGAACACCACATGCACAAGGGCAAACCTGTGACCAAGATGGCTAAGGGTGGCGTCACCAGCGGTGAAGAAAAAGCCGTTGGCCGTAATTTGGCCCGTGTTGCCAATCAAGGGAGCAAGAAATGAAGCCCCAAGTCAAACCGACTACCAAAAACAGCCCTAAAGTCACGACAGGTGATTCCAAAGGTAAGTTTAATGGCTCTGCTGAAGAGTATGCAGCGCCCCATACTATGGATGGAAAGCGTTATAGCGTAGCAAGTTTCCAAGCCAAGATGGATGCAGTACCTTATGCTACTGATAAATCAGCTCAAGATGCAGATCTTAAAGATCCTTTGCCAAACGGCGTGTCTTATGGCGTAGCTCGTGAGAAAACCAGTGGTATTGAGATGCGTGGCGCTGGTGCAGCTACCAAAGGCCGCATGTCTCGTGGACCTATGGCATGAATTACGAAACGCTGTATAACACGATACAGAATTACTCTCAAAACTCTGAGGGTTCTTTTGTAGATAGTATTCCTACCTTCGTTCAGGAGGTGGAACAACGTGTTTATACGGCAGTTGCGTTCCCATCGTTACGTAAAAACGTCACTGGCGTGATCAATAACGGTGTGCCTTACCTATCTGCGCCACCAGACTATTTGTCTACGTATTCTTTGGCCTGCATAGACTCAACAGGTAATTATTCTTACCTTTTGAACAAGGATGTTAACTTTATTCGGCAGGCTTACCCTACTGTCTCAGCAACTGGGCAACCCGAGTACTATGCTCTTTTTGGCCCAACTGTCTCAGGTGGGACAGTATCAACAAACTTGTCGTTTTTGCTAGGCCCAACGCCAGACGCAACCTATACGGCAGAGTTGCACTACTTCTATTACCCGACCAGCATCATTCAAGGCCAGATTACAGCTATCACTATTACTTCTAGTGGCAATCAGTTGTATTCTCCGGGTCTTTATACAAATGTTCCTTTGAGCTATGTTGGATCTGGCTCAGGCTCTGCTGGCTATGGGGATATTTTGGTGACTGGTCTTTCACCAGCGCAGACTATTACTTTTACCCTGCAAAACGGCGGCAATTTTTACAGTGTTGGAGATGTGCTGACGGTCGCCAGTTCTTATTTAGGTGGTCCGGGTGCTGGACTGACCATGACTGTCTCAACGATCAACAATTCCACTGGGACCAGCTGGCTTGGAAATAACTTTGATCCTGTACTTTTGTATGGCTGTATGCGTGAAGCAGTCATTTACATGAAGGGTGAGCAGGATATGGTCAAGTATTACGAAGACAAATACCAAGAAGCTCTGCAGCTGGCTATTAAACTGGGCAACGGTCTTGAAAGAGGCGATGCTTACAGGGATGGCCAGACAAAGCTCAACATCAACCTTAAAGGTAATGTTGTCTCATGATTGTCCAAACATCTTGCACGGCCTTCCAGCAAAACTTACTCAGTGGGTTAGAAAACTTTGCTGTTGGTACGCCATACACTTACAAGATTGCGCTGTATAACGCCAATGCAAACTTGAACCAGACTACTTCAGCATACACAAATGTGAATGAGGTAACTGGATCTGGTTATACGGCTGGCGGTAAGGCATTGGTTATTTCTACGCCGCCAACACAGAACAATCAGGTCAACATTACTTATGTATCGTTTAATCCTGTAACGTGGACTGGTGCTATCACAGCTCGTGGTGCATTGGTATACAACGCTACTACGGGTGCAGCGTGTTTTGTGTTGAACTTTGGATCTGACAAAATGTCATCCAACAGTTTTACAATTAACTTCCCAACGGCAAATGCTTCATCTGCAATTTTGACGCTGGGAACAACGTCCAGTAGTATTAATTACAGTAGCCCAGACTGAGGAAAAAATGCTAATTACGACCACTAAAGGGATCATGGATGATTCCAAACTTGAGAAAAAAGAAGGTTCGTTGGATAATGACAACGAAATCACCACGTGGGTTGAGTACTGGTTAGAAGGCGAACTTGTACATCGTTCTGTGCATGTTCACTTGAAGAAAAATGTGGTTGCTGAAGGCATCCAAGCAATGTTAGCTTAAAGGAAATATCATGAGTAACACACAAGCAATGTGCACCTCTTTCAAGGGCCAGCTTCTTACTGCAACCCACAACTTTGGTACTGCTCCTACTCGCGGCACAACTGCGGCAGACACGTTCAAAGCGGCTTTGTATTTGGCATCAGCTACGCTGAACGCATCGACCACGGCATATTCTGCTACTGGCGAAGTGTCTGGTACTGGCTACACGGCTGGTGGTATTACGGTGACTAACGGTACGGCCCCCACGACCAGCGGTACAACTGCATATTGGACGCCTTCTGCATCATTGGTCTATACCACCGTGACGTTGACTACTGCGTTTGATACTGTGTTGATCTACAATTCCACGCAAAGCAATGCGGCTGTTGGTGTGTTTACCTTTGGCTCACAAACTGTGACTGCTGGTACTTTTACTCTGACCATGCCTTCTAATGCTGCTGGTACTGCGCTGCTGAACTTGGCTTAATTTTCTAAGGGGGTAAACCATGTTTGGTTTTACCGCATTTGCGGCGGCCCCTTTTGCGTCAAAATCTTCAGTCTTTGCCACTGCGTTAAGTGGCGTTACATCGACTACATCGGTCAACTCTGTTTCTCCGAATGTTTCGATAGCCTTATCTGGCGTTAGCTCTACAACTTCAGTTAATTCGCCAACGGCTGGTTTAGTTATCCAGCTTTCTGCTGTTACATCGACTACATCGACAGGCACAGTAACACCCAACCTAAGTCACGCTATTTCTGGCGTAACAAGTACCACCTCAACGGGTACTCTTACTGAAGGTCAGTCAGAACCTATTTCTGGCGTAACGGCTACTGGATCTGTAGGATCGTTAACACCCAGTGTATCTATCGCTGTAAGTGGCGTTACGTCCACGACTTCAGTTGGTAATGTTCTGGACCTTGATACTGGCAGCATTTCTGGGGTTACAAGCACAACATCGACTGGATCGGTCACACCCAGCAAAACAAACGCCTTAACAGGGGTCAGTTCTACTACTTCTGTAGGAGCGGTGGTTAGCAACATCACCATCGGGCTATCTGGGGTCACAAGCACAGCATCTGTAAATTCAGTTACAGCTGGTCGGTCATCTGCTCTGAGTTCGGTCACTTCAACGGCGCAGACAGGGACCATCTTTGCTTTTACTTTGATCGGAATATCTGGGGTTACAAGTACCACGTCTACAGGGACGATGGTAGCCAGTGTTCCGGTTACGGTTGCTATTACGGGAGTAAGTGCTACTGCATCTGTAAACAGCTTGCAACCGGGCGTATCTACGTCCATAATTGGGCAGGTCATCACTGGGTCTGTAGGTACGCTTGGGATCGTTAATTGGGTTCTTATTGATGATTCAGAGAACGCAAATTGGACGACCATAAATGATGCAGAGGCGGCAAGTTGGGCAGTTATTAACAATGCCCAAACAGCTTCATGGGCAGCGACCAGCGATTCATCTACACCGGGTTGGTCTACAATTGATGACTCAGAAACGGCTAACTGGGAACTCGTGGAAACACAATAAGGATTTATCGTGGCATTAGTTTTAGCAGATCGAGTTCAGCAGACAGGTACGGCCAATACCACGGTCAGCTTTACGCTTTCAGGATCTGTAACTGGCTATCAATCGTTTTCGGTTATTGGTAACACCAATACGACTTATTATTCTGCAACAGACTCTTCTGGAAATTGGGAAGTTGGTCTTGGTACTTACTCCACAACTGGCCCAACGCTAACCCGCACCACAATTTTTTCGTCTAGCAACTCTGGCAGTGCAGTGACGTTTAGCGGCACGGTCAATGTGTTTGTTACTTTCCCAAGTGAAATTGTCTCTACGGCCCCAGTAACCGTCACAACCAGTACATACACCGTTGGTACAACTGATGTATGGATCATTAACAACTATGCTGGTACTATGACGGTGACGTTGCCAACTGCTGCTAGTTATTCAGGGCGTGTTTTGAATTTCCAAAACTACCAAGCCTATACGGTGGTGTCGGCATCTAGTAACGTAGTTCCAATAGGCGGCGGCAGCGCCAGCACTGCCATATTAAATGCAATTGTTGGAGATCAATGCACTTTGGTGTCTAATGGAACCAACTGGGTTTTAACTCAATACATACCTAACAACATCTTGTTGCAGGGCTAATCTATGACCACTTACTCACAAGACCTACGACTCTCACTTATTGCTGATGGCACTCAAGTCGGCACATGGGGAGACACCACCAACGCTAACTTAGGCACTCTCATTGAGCAAGCGATTGCTGGTGTGTCAGGCGGTCCTAGCACTACTGGTACGTATCCATCTATTACGATGCCATCGGATGCTAACTATGCTCTGACGGCCAATAATGGGGCGGTTGACCAAGCTCGTAATGCGGTCATTGTGATTAACAGCACTCCAACGCTTTCACAAACACGTTATATCATTGCGCCAGCTGGGGCCAGCAAAGTCTACATCGTTAAAAATAGTACATCAGGTAGTCAAGCAATTGCTATGTCCTACGGGACAACTGATGCACCTACGGGAGCTGCGGTAAGCGTAGCCAATGGAACGACCAGCATTGTTTATGGTGATGGCACAAACTTTTACGGCGTTAGCGCATCTGGTGGTGGCGGGGGTGGTAGTAGCATTGCTATTAACGAACAAGCGTTTGTAGCCACAGCAGGCCAGACTGTATTTAATCTGACCAGCTTTTCGTATACACCCGGCATCAATTCTTTGCAGGTCTACGTCAACGGCCTGAAACAAGTTCTGGGTGAAGCGTATACAGAAACCTCCACTACATCGTTTACGTTTGTTACTGGGTTAAATGATGGTGCTATTGTTGAAGCCCTTGGTGGTGCGGCATTGGC